GTCGTTGATAATCAATGGATACCTAATTCTGCGTCTTTTTGGGAACGTCAGGAGTATTATACCCCTCACCCAATTTTTTCTACCAAAACCCCTTTTTGAATCCTAAAAATTTTTTTTGGTAACAAAACCCCTTTGTTGTATTTTAGTTCTATGAAAGATTTAAAGAATTATAAAGAAGTAGATTTAGGTGTTACATTAGCATCTTTTTACAGAGAAGAATTATTTGCGACAGGAATCGTGAGGAAGTGTAAGACTGTTTCTAACGACAGTAAATATGTTAGATTTACGATAAGACTAGATCGTGAAGAAGTTAGTGTAACTGTTCCGACAGATAATTGTATCCTTATGAAGAAATTAAACGGCAGAACATGGACTCATGTAGTTTGGATTGATAAGCGTTATTTTATGAGAGAAATTAAGTACGCCTAATTCTTTTTGGTTTACTTTTTATAGTTAAGTAATATACTAGTAGTGTACATATAACTACTAGTAGTTTACTTAAATACGAAGTTAAAATAAAAAAGTTGTTTAGTGTTTTGGAGTTATTAAAAATTTGTTATCTTAGTTCTTATAAAACTTTTAAAAAACAGATTATGGATGAAGGAATTAAAAACAAACAACTATGAACAAACTAGAAAAATTAAAAGCACAAAGAAAAGCATTAGATGCTGAAATTGAAAGATTAAAATCTAAGAAAGAAACTATCCATACACCTATTCCAGATAGCATAGTGTTTGAGAGGGATATGTTTCACGATGGTCAATTAGGATTAGTCGTAAAAGGTCATACTTTTTATGCAAATAAAAAGCTTTACGAAGTAATGACAACATTAGTAGAAGACCAACTAACAGGCTCACAAATGCGAGTAGATGAAGTAAAGTATGAAGATTTGAAAGTTGGGGATATATTTGTACCATCATCAGGAAGTATAAAGATTACTAATTTCAGTGAGGTAAATCTTTTTAGAATAAAAACCCTTGAAAAAGACCTAAGAGTTAATACAAAAGCTGAAACAGAAATGTTATCTATAGATGATAGTCGTTACCACTACTACAAAGTATCAATAAAGTAAAACATGAAAAAAATAAAAACAATATTTATAACTAGTGATAATTATTTTAGAAATCTAATATTATTTCAATTAATATTATGTGTTATATTGATTATAGCATTAAGTAATGGTAATATATTAAAATTATTTATGTAATGAATAAAATACTTATAGCTATAATAATTCTAATGTCAGCGATTATTTATAGACTACAAAGTCGTAACGATATTCTTATAGAAAACGTACAAACTATTTTTGAATCACTACATGAATGTGACTCATCTTATACAGAATTAAAACAGAAATATGCGTTGCAACATAATAGGGTCAGGAAATAGTTTGAGAAACTTTAACTTAAATACCCTAACAGGAGTAAATATATGCTTAAATTACACTTATAAGCATTTCAAGGGTAGTGATTACACTATTTTCTTTGATAATGTACCTGAATTTATAAAAGAAGCACCAAATCCTCAGTATTTAAAGGTTTTTGGAGGTCAATGGATTAACAAAGGCTCTGAAATATCTAAAGAACCAATGACAATACCTAATTTCAACGCTACTTTTGTGATGGCTTTAGCTGTTGCTATTCATTTAGGCTTTAAAGACATACATTGCTACGGGATAGACAACAGATTAGAGGAATATTTACATTGGTACTCAGTCCATAAGCCTAGCAACAGAGAAAAAGAGATATATGGAAGGCATTTTGATCGAATAGACAGGTTTTTAGCTAAAATAAAGCCTTCTCTTAGCGATTACAACATATATATGTATGATTCTAACATAAAACACTTCATAAACAGAGATTTACGTGGGTAATTTATTTGATTTTTCAGAAGAAATTCAGCCTACAAACGGGTGGATAAAATTCAATCAACTTTACGAATTAGAAGTGTATTTGAACGGTGAATGGATAAAATTAGAGGAATATGAGCGAATTATCGAAGAAAAGGATGGAAATCTGTAGAAAATGCGTATATTTAATACCTAAAGTTGAGATTTGCAGGGCGTGTGGGTGCGTAATGTATGCAAAATCTAAAATTCGGTGGGCGGTTTGCCCAAAAGGTAAATGGAATAATATAAAAAATGAAGATTAGAAAGTGGTTTGAAAAGGTGAGTAATCACGAAACTAAGAAGGCTTTAATAGCGAATTTAAACAGAACGCACGAAAAAGAACTTAGGTTTTACGAAAGGTTGGATGTTAAAGACAAGAAAAGCTTTCGATTAACAGCTGAAAAAGAAGAAAACTCTCTTTTAATGGCTATAGTTAATGGGGTAAATTTAAATGACAAGTCAAAACCCAAAAAATATTGGGAAAATCTTATAGAAATAAACAGAAACGAGCTAGAAGAGCTAACTAAATACAGATTAGATAATTGGTGTAGTGAGGATTACGTTATACCAACAGACTTAGACTACTCTAGTACTCATTTTGAAGCCGTAGATAATTTTGGAAGAAAATCTACTTGGAGGAAGAATCTTCTTTGGGATTACTTTGAACCCTCTCATTTGCGTAATCTAACAATACTTGCTGTAACGTGCTTATGTTATTAGTAAGTGTATTCACTCTTTTCATTTGAGCTTGTCGAATCTCTTTATTTCTTTTTTCGACTTTTCTTCTATGTTCTTTCTTTCTTTTTCCCATGTATCTATGTACGATAACTAATTTATAAAGTTGTCGTAGAATAGAATGTGAACGATACAGAATACACAGTTACCACATTAGATCAGTTAGATGATTATCAGCAATTCATAAATGAATATGGTCTTTGTCAGGTAATAAATATATATCATAGTTATGATTGCGTTTGCTTTTCTGATGGCGAAAATGCAAGGTGTGGCTATGAATATGAGGTCGTGGAAGCTGTTTGTGAACATAAAGAAAAGGAAGGAAGTATTTATATATTAGAAATCAACGACAAAATCAATCTTAGTTAATGAAAAACCCTTATTCGTTTGAATACAATGCGATATTAGAAGATTTAGAGGATGAAAGCTTAGAAGTTTCAAAAGCACTACAATTACAGTATAGGCTTTGTGAATTGAAGATGCTAATGAAAGAACATCAAGATAAGCTTCTAAAGGACAGAAAGGAAATATTCAGAAAAAGAGCTGTTCCAGATCACAAACGAGTTAGAGAATCAGAGTTATCAGACCTTAGAGCATTTAAACATATGCTAGAAAATAGGGAAATATGTAAGCAGTATAAAGCATCGACACTAACTAAGTGGTCACACGACTTAAATAAAGGTAAATTACCAACTAATTTTGTTAAATATTTAAAAGCGAATGGATATAGAATTGAACAACAAAGAAAATGGAGTAAACCAAATGGAAGAAAGAATGGAAACTAAGCAAGAAGTAAAAGGCTACAGAATTGTAGATCAAGAAGTAAAAAAAGACCAATTAACGGAAGGTAGTTATTATTTCAACGGAAGAATAGGCGAGAAACCTATTAAGATTATTAAAAAGTCTTCCAACGATGTACGTTGCGAAATATGGAATGATTATCAGTCTAAATTTAAGATATTCCATTGCGATTACGATGGTTTTTACACTAAAATTCAAGTTCCTGTTTATGAGTAAGGGTTTTGACACTATTGAGTTAATCGAGTTAGGTTTTAAGCAAAAGAAAACCGATGTTATAGGAGACTACTACCTACAATTAGATTTAAATGGACTTTCTTTTATCACTAGAGAAACATTTATAGAACTAGGTAAGGGTGAATTATTTACTTTAATAGCTTTAGCTGATTATGAAGAAACAAGAATCGAAAATACAAGAGATTTGCAAGATATTATCCGAATCTTTGGAAAACAATAACACTAAAATAACTATTATAATAGAACCTGCTAATGGGTTAACAGCTGAACAAATTGAACAGGCTAGAAAAGCTGGACACGAAGGAAAAGATGTTTATTTTTAATGGAATATAAGATAGCTATAATAAGAGAGTATATATATCAAAAAAAAGGTGTTTACGTGGATATATCACCACCAGACAACCATTTTAGGTATAAAATAATGGAATATATGTATCATATAGCTAAATCTTCACTAGATAAGAATTGATATGCCGACTATTAACTTTAAACCTAGTATAAAACAGAATATAGCTTGGCAACATTTGGTAGATCATAAAACTTCATTTGTTGGTTATGGAGGAGCTGCTTCTGGCGGTAAGTCATGGTTAGGTGTTAATTGGATAATAATACAATGCTTGACATATAAAGGTGTTAGATATGCAATGGCTAGGCGAGAGCTGAAAACATTAAAGGCAACAACAGTAAAGACTCTTTTTAAGGCTATGGGTCATCATGGCATAACTGATGCTTATTATCGTTATGACAAGCAATATGGTGAAATTAAATTCTTTAATGGAAGTGAAATTATTTTGCTAGACATGGCAGATCAACCTTCCGACCCTGAATTTCTAAGATTTGGAGGTCTTGAATTAACTGGTGCTTTCGTAGATGAATCTAATGAATGCTCCCTAAAGTCTATTGAAATATTATCTTCAAGGCTTGGAAGGCATTTAAACGATGAATACGATATATTTCCAACCATGTTAGAGTCTTTTAACCCTTCTAAAGATCATGTTTATTGGAGGTATCATAAGCCTGAGAAAGAGGGGAGTTTGCCAGAAGATACTTGTTTTATACGAGCATTAGTTACAGATAATCCTACTGCCACTCCTGAGTATATAGCTCAACTAAGAAAAGGTGATAAGGCTAAAGTAGAAAGACTTTTTTATGGGAACTTTGATTATGATGATGATGATTCTGCTTTAATGGATTACGACTCTATATGTGATTTATTTCAGAACAATAATGTTCCAGATGGAGAAATGTTTATGTCTGTCGATATTGCTCGTTTTGGGAAAGATGCCACGACAATATTTATATGGTCTGGTTGGCGTGTAACGCACATACAAATGATGGCAAAATCTTCAACTGTTGAATGTGCTAATAAGATAATGCAATTAGCTAATCAACATGGGATACCATCAGGAAACATCATAGTAGATGAAGATGGAGTAGGTGGAGGAGTAGTAGATATGTTAAGGCAACACGCACCAAATGTAAAAGGTTTTGTAGCCAATAAGACAGCTATAAAAAGAGGTAATGGAGATCATAATTATCAAAACTTAAAATCTCAATGTTATTTTCTATTAGCAAACTTTATAAATGAGCGTAGGATTTGGTTTATGCCTAAAGACAAGGTAATAAAAGATATGCTTATTCAGGAATTAGAAGTGGTAAAGAAAAGACATATAGAGAAAGATGGTAAAAACGCAGTATTACCAAAAGAACAAATAAAAGACATGATTCAAAGATCACCAGACTATTCAGATGCCATGATGATGCGGATGTGGTTCGAGTTAGGAAGAAACGAAACAGTTTTTGATTTTATATAATAAAGATGTTATGATAAAAATAGATGTATTAGATGAGCAGTACGACGTTATTACCGAGTGGAGTGAGCTAACTATCGAAAAGTTTGTAAAAGTCCAACAGATCGTAGATAACGCACCTAAAAAGTTAAAAGACATAATAGGTTATATCTACACTAATGATAAAAAGGAATTAGAGAGCATTGAACTTAGTAAAAACGAGTCTTTAAAAACTTTTCCTAAGTTTTATGGAGATATGCTTGGCGTTCTTTGTGATATTGATAGAAAAATCATAAATCAGATAGATAGAGATTCAAGGGAACAGTTCTTTAATGTTTACTTAATTAAATTTGCTATTGGTTGTTTGTATGCGCCTATTGATATAGAGCCTAGTAGTTTAGATTCTTTTGATTTTGAAGGAGATACTTATTACTTCCCTAGAGCAAAAAAGGTTTTAGACAAAGAAAGACCAATGGGATATTTAAGTACAATTCAGTTTACAGAAGCAGCAGATTTAGATGTTTACATGAATGGTCTTGATAATAAAGATTACTCTGTTCTTGCTAATATATGCGCTATTTTATGTGTTAAGGATAATGAAGAATACGATGAGGATGTTATGTTAGAACGTGCTGAAAGATTCAAGCAACTGCCAATGAACATAGCATGGGATGTTTTTTTTTACTTAGGAGAACTCTTAACTACATACACGAAAACTATAGTCCCTTATTCGCTGGAAAAAGTAAAGCTAAGTATGCAGCGGCAGCCAAATCAAGCGGATTAGATGGTTTTGGCTGGTACTTACAGATAAAATCTGTTGCAGAGAAGAATGTCTTTACGCATAACAACTTGTCTGCTATAAAAAGCGTAGAAAAGACTAATCTTTACGACTTTTTAATGTACATAACTGCTAATGCTTCGGAAAACTTGTATCAGCAGAAAATAAGCGACCTATGACACTAGAAGAGCTAGTTGACAAAATAGATGATATAGCGATTTCATCGCCTGATATAAACACATTTGTATTTGATGATTTAGAAGCTGTAAATGAATTACACGCAACGAGCTACCCTTTGTGTTTTTTAACTCCAACTCAAGATTCAATAGACCCTAGAGCTAATGAGCAAGATTACGTTTTAGAGTTGTTTATAATGGACACATACTTTCAAGATGATGCGGATAGTTTACGGAAAAAGTATTCAGACTTGCAAAGATACGGAGTACAAATTATTCAAGAAATGTATGATGTGCCTGAAATAAAAGATGTAGATTCTGTAACTATAAATCGAGGTCAAGATCAATACAATGACAATTTGATAGTTGTTCAATTCTCTTTTACTGTAAGAGTACATGATTGTTTAAGGTTGTTAAAAAAACCTACTGGCTTTACAGCTACGGCGGTCAGTTCTTCTCAAATAGATTTAGCATGGTATGATAGGGAATCGAATGAAACTAGTTATGAGATTTATAGGAGTCTTGATAATTCTACTTGGACTAGCCTTACGTCTATTGCTGCTGACAGTACTTCTTACAGTGATATTGGTCTGGATAGTAGTACGGAGTATTACTACAGGGTAAGGTGTTTAAGTTCAAGCAATAGATCTCCTTTTTCTAATGTAGCATCAGCGACAACATCAGCGTAATGAGTTTAAACAGGATAGTTTTAAGAGATGTAAGAAGTTTAACTTTAAAGACTTCAAAGACTGGTCGAGCTATGTCAAAGTTTATGTTTGACTTACAAAAAGCTTTAAAGAAGGAATTAAGAGATCAAGGACACGTTGGTAGTGGTAAGTTATTGGATAGTATAAACATAAACTTTCCTAATACCAATAGTGGTTTATTCCAATTTAAAGCAGAAATTGAAGCTTTATCTTATGGTCTTAGGTTGAATGAGCAACAACCTCCTAAAAGAGTGAGAGAAGGGGATATATTAAAATGGATGAATAGTCATCGTAACTTTAAACCTACTACACCATATCTTCCTAAAGAAATGATTGCTAGGTATATTGCTAGGTCTATATCGGAAGAGGGAATCCCTACTGTGATCGTTAATAGCCCAAATAAGCTTAGTGCATATAGTAGTAGATATACAAATAACGGAAGAAGATTAGGGTGGATTAACATACCTTATGAAAGAAAGAAAATAAATATAGATAAAAAAGTGATACCTGCTATTAGTGAAGACGTTGTGGATGTTATAGGCAACTTCCTAGATAAATTAGCTTCAAGGTATCCAAATATAAAAGTTATATAAAGATGGCAATAACAATAAACACACAACCTTCAAGTAACGATTTATTAAGTCCTTACAGACCTATAAAGATAACAGTAACTTCTGATAATAATACTTCTGATTCTGGAACGAACACTTATATTGGTGCTTTAAGTTCAGTCGCAGCTGTTCCTAATATTGATAACTTCATTTACACAAAAAAGGTTGCTTGTTACATATATTTAGATGGGAATGGTACTGCTGACAATGCGGGTAGTCCTATTATATTGACCCCAGATTTTGGTACTTCATATCAATTTACTTTCGATATTAGTTCTTATATAGCTGGTTTAGATACTTTGACTAATGACTTACAAAGCAATTCCACAGCCATAAGTTTTATTGGTAGAGATACTAATTCATTGAAATCTATTGTTTGTAAGTTTGACGAGATATTGTACTTCGACCCATTGTTAGACACTACTAATGGAACAGGATTGTTATATTACGCTTCTGACGTTGTGGATTCATATTCAAAGGCAACTTCTAATTCTTTTTTCTGTATTAATGGTGTTTGGCAATATGATGGCGTAACTGGTTCTTATGATGAGTTAAACAGCTTTAAAATTGCGACAACAGGAAATAAATACTTCCTAACGAATAACAGAAATACTAGAGAAATTGGTGTAAATGATAGTGAGTATTTAAGTGGGTTTACTACTTTAACGGGTACTCAGTATTTAAAATTAGTAACTTACGGAGGTAAGAACGGTGCGAGTAAATTAGAAATATATTATTTAGCACTAACATTTAACGCAAATAGGTTTGATATTCCTGTTGGTGCTGCAAACATAAACGCAACAACTGGTAGTTGGTTAAATGGATTAGGTGCTCCTAGAACAGACCCTACGATAGACTCTACTGTTGGCTCTTATACTATAAAGTTAATAGATGATATTATTGCTCCTACTGATATTTCAGAGCAAGTATTATATAACGTAGATAATTCATGTTCTACCAACCATACTAGGATAAAATTCTTAAATAGACTTGGTGCTTTTGAGTATTTTACTTTTAAAGGATATAAAGATAGGTCTATTACTATAAGAAAGAATTACTACCAACAGAATTTAGATGATGGGTATTCTATAGGTTCAGGTGGAGATAGGGTTTTAGATATAGATAGTAGGACTAAGTTTGAAGTTTATTCACAACCAATGAAACAAGCTGATAGAATTTGGTTAGAAGAATTGTTGGAAGGATATGAATGCTTTGTTGAGGAAGGTAGTAATTATATTCCTATTAAAGTAAGAGCTGGTGAAACAAAGATAATAGACGAAGGAGCTGACTTAATGACTATTAAACTTGTTTACGAATACGCAAACCCAAATAGAAGACAAAATGGCTGATATTAGATTAATATTAACAGACTTAGGAGTAGATTTAGATGTAGAGCAAGGAAGGGAATTTCCTTTACAATTAAACTATACGGCTGGAAGTCTAAGAGATATAAATAACAGGACTACTAATTTCTCTTTAGATTTTAGGATTCCTGCTAACAAGAAAAATAAAAGTGCTTTAAACCATTTGAATGATGCAAATATTTTAGATGGTGCTAACATATTAAAGAAAACGCCTGTTGTTGTTTATGCTGATGGTATTCCTATATTTACAGGGGAATTTAAAGTTTTAGGGAAGGTAAACGACAGAGGGAACGAAGAATTTAATTGCATCTTATTAGGCGATGGGATGGATTGGGTGGAAGGCATGAAAGCTAAAACACCACAAAGCTATGATTGGGGTACTATTGCAACTTTAGATAAATCTACTATTGAGGGTACTTGGACTAACGACCACACTGATGGATACACTTTCCCATTAGTTCATTATGGTGCTTGGTCTGGTGATGGTGGTACTAGTGTTCTTGCTCAAGATTTAAGACCTTCACTTTTTATGAGGTCTTTCTTTGAAAAGGCTTTTAATGCGGAAGGATATACACTTCAAACAGACACTGATGATAATGACTTCTTTAATTCAACTACTAATCCTTTTGCAGATAATGTAGTATTTCCATTTACAGGAACAAATTGGAAAGTTGATCAAACTGACATAGACGACTACGATTTGGTAATGACTAGAGATGGAGTAAAGTCTTATAGTGTTGATTCTAGCTTGACTAAATTATATAAAGTAAGGAAAATAGTGTTTCCTGTAATAGGTTCTTCTACTCAGAAAGCAAGTTTAGGTGGCGACCCTTCTGTAGATTGGAATGAGAATGGTAAAGTTTTTAGGTTCTATTTAGAAAACGATGTAACAACTGAATTTGATAATTTTGATGAAAATAGTTACGCTATATTAAGGTTTAAAGCAGAAGATAAATTCACTACTGAGAAAGGTAAGGTATTTGAAATAATAAATTATGGTAGAGCAACAGATTCTTCGGTTGTTACTTATGTAGATTTATATACTAATGTTACGCCTAATGAAGTTTCTTTGTTCAATAATTTTAATAAATTAGATGGTTCTACTTTAAGAATTATTTCTACAAATATTGGTGGTGGTCAAAAAATAGATTTTGACACTGAAACGCCTTCAACTACTTTATTTGATACATCTACTAATATATTCACAGCAGATAATTCAATTACGGCTAACTTTAGTTTTAGTTGTTTATTAGCTGGGTTGGACAATAAAACTAAGAATCGTGGAATATATACTTTTAAGTTTATAAAAAAAGATGGTGCAACATCAACTGAAACTGTTTTAAATCAAGAGTTTATAAACTTAACGGAAGACTTCAATAATGACCCTGTATCTACTATAACTGTTAGTGTTCAAACATTATTTTATACTAAAAATATTAAGTTAAATCAAATTCCATTCTCTATTGACACAGGAGATATAGATTTAAAAAGTGGAGATCAAATATGGGTTGAAATAGAATGTGAACCAGAAGAAGTTAGTGAAGGTTTTAGTAAATTATATGAATTGAGTTCGGAAGGAGATAGTTTTACTACAACTGCTTATATTCAAAGCGCAGAGTTGAAAGTATTACCAATCGAATCTATAAAAAACGGATACTCACTAGGAGATATAGCTAACGTATTAGATGATAGATATAAAACTATTGATTATATAAAAGGATGTATTCATGCCTTCAATTTATTGATAAAAACAGACCCTCATTCTAAAAAAGTTATAATAAAAACTAGGGATGAGTTTTACGACACTCAATCTAATGCTGTTGATTGGACTGAAAAAATAGATGCTAAAAAACAATATTTAATAGAGTATTTAGACGACTACAACAAGGATTTAGTTTTTAGATTTAAAGACGATGATAAGGATGGTTATTTAAAAGAAAGAAATGAAATACATAAGAATGTTGCTGGTGAATACACACATACATTAAGCGATAGGTTTGAAGAGGGTGAATCGAAAATGGAGAATCCTTTATTTTCATACACTTACCATATTGCAGATAAGAATATAGTAAATAAAAGAACATCTCCTGATGGTTCAAACTCTAAAGGAATATGGTTATCAAGAATGTGGACTGAATACGCTAGTTCAACAGAAGCACCACCTCCAGCTTATGAGTTTAAACCTAGATTACTTTATTACAGCTACGGAGTTCAATATTCAAATTCACCTAAATGGGTTTTTGAGGGAGAAGATAAAACTTCCGTTCCAAGTGCTTTGCCAAACTCTTTAAGTAGTGTGTTAGATTCTTATGATTCTGATTTTACGGTCAATTTAGGATATAATAATTGGACTGACAATGGTTTATTCAAAACATACTATGAGAAGACTGTCAATACAATAGAAAAGTCAACTAGACTAGAATTGCCTGTTAAGCTATCTTTTAAGGATATAAATAACTTAGATATAACTAAGCTTATATATATAGATTATCCATCAGATATAAAGGGTTACTATATTTTAGATCGTGTTAAAAACTTTCTACCTTCTGCTAATGTAACCACAACTATTGAGTTAATCAAGAAAGAAGATCATGGTGCTATTGAAATAGATACTACACAAGATAAGAAAACTATTGATTTTAATGATAGAGAATTTGAAGTAGTTCGAGATTGGTACGATAAAGATGTAAAAGTTTGGAACACAGGTAAAGGTATAACAAGTAAAGATGAAATAGACACGTTTACGTCAGATAAGGAATTGTTTGTTAAAAACACAAAGAACGTAACAGGGATAAAAGATATTAGCGGTGCTTTAGTTGATGCTAGAAATGTTAAAGCAAACAAACAATCAAACACAACAAGTGCTGTATTAACTAATGAAGGAAACTACGCTCGTCCTAATAGTGGTAATATGGTTTCTGGTAGAGGTAATATCGCATCAGGTAGAAACCAAACTGTAATGGGTGAGTTTTCAGTGCCTAGTACTAAAAATGTAATGGCGGTAGGAGCTGGAACAAGTAAATCAAACAGATATAACGCTTTATCTGTTGGGCGAGATGGAATTGTAAGAGAAGGAAATGGTCATGTTGTTGAAGAAGTTAGTGGCAATATCCAAAATGTTTATGAAGAAGTTAATGGTGAAATGGTAAAAATTGTAATATAATGGCAGATAATAAAAAAGTAATAATTTCGGTAGTAATTAATGATGCTGGTGCGAAAACTAAGTTAAAAGGGATAAGCGATGAAACTGAGAACTTAGGAAATGGTGCTAATAAAGCTAGTAAAGGGTTCTTAGGATTAGGAAAAACTTTTACGGCAATAGCAAGAGGATTTGTTATAGTTAAGTCTTTTCAGTTGTTGGCTAGAGCTGTTACAGAATCAGTTAAGATTCTTGCTGATTTTGAACTATCAATGGCAAAAGTAAAAGCTATTACAGGCGCAACAGATCAAGAATTTAAAAAACTAGAAAAGTCTGCACAAGAATTAGCATTAGGAACTATATTTACAGCTACTCAGGTTGCAGAATTACAATTAGCTTATGCTAAGTTAGGTTTTACAACTGAGGAAATACTAAACGCAACGGAAGCTACAACTAAATTAGCAACAATTACAGGAGATGATTTGGCAAATTCTGCTGACGTTGTTGGTGCTACTATCAGAGGTTTTGGACTAGATGCTCAGGAAGCGACAAGAGTGGTTGATATAATGGCTCAGTCGTTTAGTTCGAGTGCTTTGAGTTTAGAGAATTTCAAGCAATCAATGAAGACTGTTGCCCCTATCGCTAGTTCTGCAAATATTTCTTTAGAACAAACAACAGCTATGCTAGGCGTTCTTGCTGACGCTGGTATTAGAGGAACAAAAGCAGCAACTGGATTAAAAAACTTAATGTCACAGCTTACAGACCCTACATCTGATTTAGCTAAAGAATTAGGTTATACAGTAAATAATTCAGAAGGGTTGAACATAGCTTTTGAGGAATTAGTAAAAAGAAACATTGACCTAGCAAAAGCAACTGGATTAACTGATGAAAGGTCTAAAGCAGCTTTTTTAACTTTACTAAAAGGTAAAGATAGCGTAGATAAACTTAGAGAGTCTTTAGAAGAATCAACTGGGGTTAGTGATAAGATGGCAGACACAGTTGGGAACACTCTGTCAGGAAGCTGGGATAGGTTTAAGTCTTCTGTTGAAGGTTTTACTCTTAGAGAAGGTGAAGGATTATCTAAGATATTATCTACTGCTTTGAATAAGATGTCAGAGTTCTTAAACGAAACAGATAGAGGTTATCGTATAATGAAGAAATTTGAGGGAGCACAAAAAGAAATAGGACAAACTCAATCAACTCAAAACACTTCTACTGAAAAGCTAAAAGAACTCCTAAAAGAAAGTGGAGAACTTTACGACCAACAAGAAGCTAAATTAAAAAAGACAATAGAGGGATATAGAGAACAAAATAAAGAACTTTCAGATTTCGAAATCGTTCTAGGATTTATAAATGGTGAATTAGGAGAAATTACTGAAGAAAGAAAGGAGGAATTAAAAAAAATCAAAGAGCAACTAGAGGGGTATAGGTCTTTAAATGACGAGCAAAAAAGCGAATTAATATTAAGACAAGCTAGGTTAAAAGACTCTAGGACATTTCAACAAGAGGTAACAAACGAGATAAACAGATTAAAATCAGAGAGAAAAACAGTAAACAGCCTAGGAGAGGAATATGTAGATTTAACCAATGAGATAGAAAAATGGCAAAAGTTGCTAAAAGATGGTGACCCTACTTCTCAATTATTAAATCAACAGAAAGCATTAGAAGAAGCTAGAATAAAGGGTTATGAAGAGGATGCTAAACACTTTGAATCTTGGTCTGAAACACAACTTAAAGCTAGAATTAGAATTAGAGAAATAGACGCTCTAATGATTGATGATATTGATGCAAGAGAAAAAGCTTTAATAGATGCTGCCAAGCAAGAGAAAGTTGACATAATGCAATCAATAGCTTTCAAAAAACTAGAGGGTGCTGAAAAACTAAAAGTTGAAAAAGAACTTGATTTAAAGATTAAGAAATTAGAAGATGATGCACAAGCAAGAAGGTTCGCTCAATATGATAAAGATCAAGAAGAATATCAAAAATATTTAGATAAAGAAGAAGAAGCTAACGAAAAAAGGTTTGAAAAGACAAAAGAACTAACTGAAAAGTTTAATCAAGAGCAATTAGATCTTCTATATGAACAAATAGAGAAGTCCGCTCAGTTATACGATCAATTAACAGGCTTGTTCGTTACTTTCGTTGATAACAAACTAAATGCTACTATTAGAGCAAATGAGTTGCAGTTTCAGTCTTTTAAAGAGACACAAGACAAAGAGCTTAGTCTTTTTGATATTAACCAAAAACATCAGTTAGATACTTTCATAGGTTCTGAAAGCGCAAAGGCTGATTTTGAAAAACAAAAAGGATTAGAAAGATTAGAGTTTGAGAAGAAACAATCCGATGCAGAAAAAGCTCTTAGAAAGAAGCAAATAGATGAAGAGAATAGAATAAGAAAACAAGCTTTTGTCGCCGAAAAGATAAATTCAATCGCACAAATCGGGATTAATACAGCAGTTGCTGTATCCCAAGCATGGAAAACAGGAGGTATAACTATTCCTTTAATTATAGCTTCTGGTGCTGTCGGTGTAGCTACTGTTCTTGCTAAACAATTCCAACCAACTACTTACGAAGATGGTGGTATCGTAAAAGGTGCTTTACATCGAGATGGTGGTGTTCCTTTTACCGTTAAAGGACAAGGTGGTTTTGAAATGGAAGGTGGTGAATACATCATGTCAAGAAAAGCTGTAAATAAAGTAGGCGTAGATTTCTTAGACAGAATTAACTTTGATGGAAAAGCACCTGACAATAGCTATATGTTTGCAAATGGAGGTGTTGTTCCTAGAGTTCAGAATAACGCTATAAATCAAGCTGAATTAGCAGACATGATCGGGGAAGCTATAGCTATGAGAATCAGCCAAATTCCTGTTGTCAATGTAGCTACAGATACGTCTTCAATAAGTAGGAAAGTTTTTAACGCTCAATCAATGGCTACATTCTAAAAACATAACATAACGCTGTATAACTTTTAGTACACTAGTGCGTAAAAGTGTATAGTATTTAGTACAATTTTAATATATGAGATTTAGAACAGATGTATGCTTTTCAGGGAATCTATCAATAGAAAACATTGATGAGCATAGTGGAGTAATCAAAAACGTGGTACTAGCAAGAGAAGGTATCGCTAAAGGTCATGGAGTTCATTTAGATTCAAAATTCATTGGAGATTTAGTAAGATTAGGTAATGAAATCGAGCAAGGTGTTAAAGCTAGGTTCGGACATCCTAATATGTGTTCTGATGCTTTAGGAACTTACATTGGAAGATTTAAAAACTTTAGAGTAATTGAAGATAAGGCTTATGCTGATTTACACATGGACGAAGTTGCAAAGAAGAGTCCAAAAGGCGATTTGTATAGTTATGTATTTGGCATGGCTAGGAACAATGCTGATATGTTTGGTAACAGTATCGTTTTTAGAGCTGGTGAGTCTAGGTTTGAAGAAGTTATCGGAGAAAACGAAGAAGTTATTACTAAGGAATATACATCCATCGTTGCGTTAATGGCTTCTGACTTAGTGGATACTCCTGCTGCAACAGAATCTTTATTCTCAGAAGACTTAACTGCTGCTAAAGTAACTGAGTTCTTAGAGTCTAATCCAGAAGTAGAAGAAATTTTGTTCAACAAACCAGAGTTAATTGAGCAATTCTTAAATAGATATAATAATTATAAAACTAAAAAAAGTAAAATGGAAAAATCATTTAGCGAAAAAGTTAAGGAAGCTTTAGTTTCTTTCGGTTTGATTACTGAAAAAGAAAACGAAGTTGAGGAAACGCCAGAAGTTAATGAAACTGAATTATCTGAGGAAGAAGCATCAGAAGCATTAGCACAGATTGAAGAAAAGTTCAATGCTGAAAAAGAAGCTTTAGAAATTAAGTTTGAAGAAGAAAAGAACCACTTAGAAAAACAATTAGGTGAGTTGAACGAGAAAATCGAATCTTTATCAGCAAACATTACTGAAAAGGATGCTAAGATTGCTGAATTATCTGCAAAACCTACAGCTGTTGAAGGTAATGAGGATGCTAACATTAGTGGAGAAGAAAAGAAGTTATCTAAAAGTGCTCAAGTTTTAGCTGATTTTATTAAAGAAATTAAAGGATAATAACTATGAGTATTAAAATAAAATACATAAAAAATGGGAAAGAGTTAGAAGCGGAGATTCCTGAGTCTGACTTTCCACATTTTGAAGAGAAATATCAAGCTAAAAAGGTGGGTGGTTCTGCACCTAAAAAAGTAGAACCAAAAACTAAAAGTAAATAATTTTTAACTAAACAATTTAAAGAAACATGGCTGATTTAATGTCACACGCTCTGTCGTTTTCTAAAGAAAGTGTTCAAGAGTATTTTATTAAACCATTGTTCGTTCAATCGGACATCAGAGAAATCGTAACTGTAAGAACAGATATTAAGAACTCTGAAAAATTAGATTTTATCGACAACTTAGAGAAGATCACTAAAGCTTATGCTCAAGGTACTTCTTTCACGTCTTCTACTGGTGTTACTATTACACAAAAGACTTTATCTGTTGTTGATATGAAAGCTCAAGTTGAGCAAAACGGTAAAGCGTTCTTAAACTATGTTAAAGAATCTTTATTGAAAAAAGGTGTAGATGAGAATGATATTGCTGACACTTTGTTCGAGCAAATCATCATGGAAATTTACATGGCAGGTATGGCAAGAGATTTACAAAGACAAATCTTCTTCGGTGATACTGTAAAAGAAACTAGATCATCTGGTGTTCCAACTGGTACTTTAGATGCTGACTACAAAGAGTATAATGGTTTCTGGACTAGAATCATCAATGATTTCGATTCTGCTGCTTTACCTTCTGGTCAATATTTAGACTTAAACTCTTCTACTTACCAAACAACTGTTGCGGTAAAAGAAGTTGATACAGTAACCTTGACTGGTACATCTGGAACAGCTAACGTTAATATCAACGGAGTAGATTATTTAGCTACTTTCGATACTGATTTAACTACAACTGCTGCTAACTTCGTAACATCTCACGCTGCTACTATCTTAGCTAGAGAAGGGAAATTAGTTGTTACTTCTAGTGGTGCTGATGTTATTATTACTGCTGGTGTTGCAGGAATGGCTCAACAAGACCCAACTGTTGCTAACGTATCAGGAGATTTAGCAGGTTCTAATGCTAACACTACTGCTAATGTTGCTAACACTACTTTAAAGACTGATGCTTCTTTAACAGCTTTCAAAGCGTTATGGTCTAAAATGCCTAACACTTTAAGAAAGTTATTCAAGCAAGAAGGTAAAATTATGGTTACTTCTTCTGTTGCTGATAACTACACTGACACTATCGAAGCATTGAATGGTTCTGATGCTGCTTACTTCACTTTAAGAGATGGAGAAAAGAAAATGGCTTTTAGAGGTGTTCCAATTATCGAAAGAGAAGAGTGGGATGAGCATATCGAAAACGATTTCGGTTCAGTAAGACCTCACAGAATCTTATTCACTATTCCTAGAAACTTAGTTGTAGGAACAGATGGTATTTCTGACGATACTAAGATTGAATCTTGGTATGAGAAGAAAGATCAAGTAAGATATGTAAGAGCTGAATACAAGGCTGGTACACAATACGTTCACGAGGATTATATAGTTGCTGCTTACTAGTATATTCTTTCATTTTCTTGGAGGGTGGTTTGACTGCCCTCCTACTTTAATTTTAACAATATAAATAAATAATATTATGGCTTTAGCTGCTGGATTATCAAAAGACTGTAATGCTAACTCAGGAGGAATTAAAAGGATTGCTATTGCAAATGAAGCTGCGGTTGCAACTGTTACTTACAATACTCCAAACACAATCGCTACTGGAATCACTATGGAAGCTGGTGCTAATGATGCTTTCTACGAGTTTGAGTTTGAGCAAGATACAGCTGAGTGGAGAGAGAACGGTGAATTAATCAACGGTTCTTTAAAGTACACTCAAGAATTAGAGTTCTTCATTAGAAAGAACAACGACACTAACAGAACTGCATTAGCAGAGTTAGGAAGTAACTGTGGATTCATCGTTTTAATTGAAGACATGAACGGAACAGTTTATATTTTAGGACATTCTGCTGACTTGTTGAATGAAAGACCAATGAAATTGGCTTCTGATGCTTCTGCTTCTGGTAAAGAGTTAACTGACTTAGCAGGTTCTACAATGACTTTAACAGCAATGTCTGTTGCGAAAGCACACACTTGTTCTGTTGGTATTGATGCTGCATTAGCACTTTAATATAGAATCCATTTAGGGGAGGGATTAAAACTCCCCTTTTTCATCCTAAATATAGTAATATGGCACAGTATAGATTTAAAAAAGGTTGCGAATTAATCAAAATATGTATTAAAAGGAGAGCGTATGTTCTTTGTGAATGTACTGAAAGCGAATTAGAATACTTATATGAATTAGGACATAAGGATTATATCTTAAAATCTGAGCCTAAGAAAGAAGAATCTAAGAAAGTAAAAGAAGAAGAATCGCCTAAAGATGGAGAATAGCCAACTAGATAATAATCCTACTAATATTGAGTCGTTTTCATCTAGTGTTATTACAACATCTAGTGCTTCGACTATTAAAGAAGAATCTAAGGTAGATCACAACCCTAGAGACTACGTTGCATTTGGTAACGACAATCTATTCCCACAAGGATTAGCTATATTAAATAGGAGAGCAGTAACTCATAGAAGTATCTTAGAGAACAAAACTACTTATTCTCTTGGTAGAGGATTTATAACAGAAGGTAACGCTGAGTTAGAATCTTTTATTAAGAAAGTAAATAACAATAGAGAGTCTTTAAGAAAAGTCTTAAAAAAGATATTTAAAGATTGGTATTCATTTGGTAATGCCTACTTAGAAGTTGTAATCGCTGGTAATTCTGTTCAGTTTTACCATCACGATGCTACAAAAGTAAGAATACATAAGAATAGAACTCATGTAATTATACACCCAGATTGGAGACAATATGAAGGTAAAAAGAAGTATGCAAAGGTTTTACCTTTATATCCTGAGTTCGAGGAGATTGATGGCTATAAAAGAGCTATATTTCACTTTAAGCAATATGAACCTGAGTTCTCTGATTATGGAATTCCTTCGTGGGTTGCTGCCTTAGATGCTGCTGGTATTGCTTATAAGACTAATAGATGGAACTTATCAAGACTAGAGAATGGGTTTAGTGTTAGCGGTGTTTTAGAGGTTGTTGGAGATATTGGTGTAGATAAAGCGGATAAGCTTAAAAAAGACTTAAAAGCAAGGCATCAAGGCGAAGAAAACGCTGGCGATATATTATTGATCACTAAACAGTTTGGAGAAGCTGGTGCTGGAACATCATTTACTCCATTAATTCAAACTTCTGATGGTGAATGGATAAACTTGCATGAACAGTCTGAATCTGAATTAGTTGTTGCTCATAACTGGTTTAGATCATTGAGTGGTATTTCTGATTCAACAGGGTTTGATACTAAGAGAATTAGGAATGAATATCAAGTTGCAAAGAATACTGTAATTGGTGAAAACCAAGACGCTATCTTATCTGAAATAAAATATTTAATAGAGGAACATAGTAATATAGATTCAAATGCTTTAGAATTTAGAAATGAAAGTCCTGTTTCTTTAATAGATTTAATAGATGTAAATTCTATTGTAACTGTTGATGAAGCTAGAGAAAACAGTTTAGGGTTGGCTAAGTATCACGATGCTGAAAAGGGTGCTAAATTAATCTCGGAGATTAGAGAAGAAGCAATGCTAAGAGGTCAACAGAAAGATACTCCTGAAACACAAAAAGATGGCGATACAGATAACTAATAACAAAAGAACGATAGACTTAATATACTCGGGCAATTCAGATAAGTACTCTATACAGAAAGAGAACATTACTTTAGAAAAGAGCTCTGATTATGTTGTTATAGTTGATTCTGGTAGAGTCCCTGCAAAAGAGTATAAGATATTATATACAGATGTAATACCTTTACCTGCTAGTGCAGATGAATTTTACACTACTTTATTATCTTATGTAAATAGCAAAGGAGCAAACAGTTCAACTATAGTTACTCAAGCAGTAACAACAGTAAATGTTGAGGTTTTAGCTGCTAACGAAGGTACTGTAGGTGCTAGTTTTGTTAATTTATCTAATAAAGATGCTTATATTTTACTTGGAAGTGGTACGGCTTCTGCAACAAATTATACTGTTAAATTAGTTCCTAATGATGGTGCTGTGTATGAAATGCCTTATAATTATTCAGGTGCTGTTAATGTAGTATTTTCTAATACAGGTACAGGCAATTTAGTAATTACAAAATTTAGTTATGCCTTTATTTAATCAAACAACAGATGGAAAGTTAGGAGAATCAGGATATGCCCATACAGGTGCGTTTGCTGGTAAGCCTTTATCTAATAATTTTGTTTGGGAAGCTGGAACAGGTATAGAGTATAATGCTGCTGATGTAGCTTCAGAAAGGTACAAAGTATTTTCATTAGACAACGATGTACACAACTCTGTTGATAATCCTTATTGGTCAACTCCTGACGTGTCAAGTTCATCTAATGTAGATTTGTTTAACGGATATGCTTTACCTGATGGAGTAACTTCTTTATTAGATTATACATTTGATTTTGACACTGAGTATCCCTCTTCTACAGGAACAGGTTTTGAAGGTTCTACAGGTAGAATTAGACTAAACGACTGTAAATACGGAGACCAATTAAGAGTAAGATTTGACTTTAATG